AAAACTCACCCAAAAAAAGCCTTTACTTTTTTTGGGTGAGGGCCTTATTCTATTAATCATAAACACGGGGCCAAGGGCCAGTGGAACTTTAAACAAAACTTCCGCCTCATGTACCAAGGGTAATGGGACAAAAACCTAAATACATGGAAAATCATGCCCACTCGCTTATCAGACTTAGTTATTGTCTCAGAACAATTCACTGTTGGAATGTTCCTCCAGTCCCTCGCTCTTGATGCTTTTCTCGCATCAGGCGTTGCTGTCGTAGATGCTGAAATTGCAGCATTCCTCAACTCCTCTGTTGGTGGAGAGTCGATGTCCAAACGCTTTATTAACGCGCTGGACGAAGCAGAATCAAATCTCTCTTCTGATGACCCGGCAAGTTTGTCCGTGGCTGCGTCCCTCGCGGGCGGAAAGGAAACTTTGGTTCGCCAGTCTCGGAACAAGTCCTGGTCCAGTATGGATCTGGCCGCTGAGCTGTATGGTCTTGATCCTTTAGGAGCTGTCCAAGCCGGGATTGCAAAATATTGGACCACGCAACGCCAACGGATTCTCACCAGATCCCTCGTTGGTATCCTTGCAGATAACGTAGCGAATGACGGTGGCGATATGCTGATCGACATTACCGGAGAGACGGGTGATGCCGCTCGCTTCAACGGACCTGCCTTCATTGACGGTCTGTTGACCCTCGGCGATAGAATGGGAGCAATCAACGCAATTGGACTTCATTCGATTGTTTACGGCACTTTGCTGAAGCTCAGCCTGATTGAATTCACCCCGGATGACCAGGGGCGTTTGACCATCCCGACCTACATGGGCAAACGGGTAATTGTGGATGACGGAATGCCCGTTGACGTTACGCTTCCTGCAACCCCAGTGTTCACGTCTGCGATGTACGGTGCAGGAGCGGTTCACATGGCGATTGGCTCACCTCTTAACGCAGTGGAAGTCGAGCGTGACCCTGCCGCTGGCGACGGCGGCGGTCAGGAAACTATCTACAGCCGTGTTGAGCTTGCTCTTCACCCTGTTGGATTCAGCTTCTTGGGAACCCGTACCAACGGCAAATCCCCCACCTGGGCAGAGCTTGCGACAGCGGCCAACTGGGACCGTAAACACGAGCGCCAGCGCATCCCGTTGGCCTTCATGAAAACTCTTGGTTAAGCTCCCGCTTGACCTTGAATCCCCTCGCTCAGTCGGTTTGGTAGAAACCTTTTGAGGCTGAGCGAGGGGCTCTTTTTAATGAACTTTAATACCCGACCCCTTATAAAATTATGAAAGACTTAATTGAATTGATACAAGCCGCTCAAGATAGTGATGCGATTGAAAAAATATCGAAAGATAACAAACTTGATGACCTCCGGGAGGCTGCAGTTTCAGAAGGAATTGAAATTGCCGATTTGACTACAAAAATCTTATTGACGGAAGCAATCCACGCCGCAAAACCTTCAGTGCGTTTAGAAGAAGATGAGGAAGATGAATCTGTTCCTTTGAGCGAGAAAGTTACACGGAGAAACCAGCTGATTGAAGACATCAAAATTCTTAAATCCGAGCTGGTGAGTGCAGAAGCTGAGCTGAAAATTTTGGTCACCCCTCCGGAGCAGAAAAGTCTCAGCCAACATGCCTTGCTTTGCGCAGTTCGGAAGAGCGCCAAAGAGATTGAAAAGGAAAATGAATAATGAGTTTTGTCTCAACGCTTAGCGCGGAAGATGCGAACAGCTACGTGGATGTTGCTGCCGCTGATTCTTACTTCCTCACCCGGATAAATTCCGGGTGGTGGACCGCGCTCACGCTGGTACAAAAACAAGCCTTTTTAGTCACAGCAACTTTAGCTCTTGAAACTTGGGTTGAATTCCGGGGGATCCCGGATGTTGAAACCCAATCGCTTCATTTCCCCGCCACCGGGGAGGATTGCAAGGGGAAAGCTTTGCCTGATGGGAGCATTCCGACACAGCTTCTGCATGCCGTATGCGAGCAAGCCTCATACTATAACGGCCTGGATGCAACGGAGCTTCCGCCAGCCCTCCTCCAAGGCTTATCATCTGCCTCCGTTGGCTCTCTTAGCGTCTCATTTAACCGGATGAACATTGCAGGTCGAATTGGTGAAACTGCAAAAGGGTTAATCGCTTGTATCGGGCACCTCAGGCCGGGCGCGACAAGTGGCGGCTCAGGCTCATTCCTTATACGGAGGATCTGATGAATATCTTCGACGGTCTTACGAAAGTGTTTGCCGGAATAATAACTGGCGTGGCTGAAACGCCTTGCCGCTTTCTAATCTATTCCGATCAGCAAAATTTCAATCCCTCTACAGGCGGGTGGGATCAAGCAATCCAATCAGATTCCGGGCCTCTTTCTTGCACGCCGCCGCTCCAGTACAGCGAAAATGAGATTGATGGAACTCGGATAAAAGATGGCGATTTTAAAATCATCATAGGATTTGACCAATGGGAGGGTTTGCCTGTTGCATTTGGGCTATCCCCTCGCATAGATATGGCCATTCAAATAGAGACAGATTCTCACGTCCGAGGTGATGGATTTAAACAGTTCACAATTCTTGTCGTCAAACCATTTGAGACAGGCAAGAATGTCGCTGCTTGGGAGGCGCATTGCCGTGGGTAACAAAAAGACTTTCCACAAGACCTCCAGAGGCTTTGTTGCAGGAATTAACAACTGGTCAAGTCTTATTTGCCCTGCCGCTGCTGCTGCTACGGTGAGGCAAGTTTACATGGCTTGCTTTCAAGGAATTATTACCCAATCCCCCGTAGACAACGGCACATTTAGATTGAGCTGGTTCCCGGCTATCGGTGAGCCAACCACGAGAGTTGCGACCAAGCAAACGGGATCCAAAGGTGAAAGCTATGAGGCGGACAGAATGGAACCGATTCCAGCTTTCCACCTCGGTGATGTGATTGTAATAGGGAATGCACTTCCCTACGCAAAACCAATCGAATCCGGATGGTCACCAAAGGCTCCGCAAGGGGTTGTCGCACCCACAAAACGTGCCGTGGAAATAGCAATGGGAGGCTTGGTATGACTCCGATTGATTACACACCTTGGATAGATTTTTTCCGAATCCGATTGACTGGAGGTGCCGCACCTGTAATCAACCCGTCGCTCTTCGTTGAGAATGGCGATATGCATTATGGAAACTCTCCAATGTACGTTGAAGAGGTTATAGGGATTGACGGAGAAAAGCACCTGACGGATATAAACAATCCTGATCTTCAAATGACAGTTTCATACAATGTGTTTGCGAACAAAAAGATGCCCAATGGCGCTCGGACTTCCGCACAATTGCAAGTTAAGATTGGCGCGGCATTGATGAAGAATTTTAATCCAATTCAGAACATTGCTATTTATGAAATTTCAGCCAAGCGTAGAATATCCACAACGCAAGAAGGCTGGAGGCTATCGCCTATTGATATCACTTTTAAACTTTGCAATATTAACAACCAAACAGGAGATTAGAAATGACGCTTATTCCAAGTGTATTTAATGTCGTAGTAAAGTTCGGAGCTATAACTATTCCGAACATTCAAAGTGTTACAATCCCGGATGAAGTCCGGGAGAAACTAGAGTTGGCCATGTTCACCGGGACAGGTAAGCTCGCGAGCGTACTGAATCCCGACGTGTCCACCGGGACCGCCACCGTGGTCGCAACGATGGATATAGATTCATTCACGGCACTTAGTCCTCGGAAGGCTACAAGTGCAGCAGCAACCGCAGCTGATGACCTTGTTTATGAAGTCGATTTTGACGGCACCAAGGCAACGCTTACAATGCCTGCAATGGCAATCGCAGGGCGCGCTGGAGGCGATTTTTCACGCGGCTCCGAGACTTCCGTCACCATCACATTTGAGCAACATGACCCGACAGGGGAAGCTGCTGAAATCACCGCAAGCGTCACGATTGGCGTATAACAAAAAGGAAAGTAAATCATGGACCAAACCGCATTTCAAAAGCTGATGAACACCAAGCGCAGAACCTTCTCTGTTTCCGCTGAAACGGATTCAGGGGAAGTTCTGCTAACATTTAACTTTTCTCGCAAGAGTCAACAGGCCATCCTGTTCGACTGCGGAGCGAAAAAAGAAACCCTAGAATTTGCATATGCCCTGTCTGAAGGTGTTGCTGATTTTGGGAAGCGTCCTACCGGATCTGAATTGGATCTTGTGGAGCGTTCTATAGCAGATCACTTCCTGAAAAATGAACTTGTACTTCCAGTCCTTACGGCTGAAGAATTAAAGGAACTTTCTGAAAATCTTGAGCCGCAACTCTTGAAAAGTATACAGGAGCAGATCAAAGCCAAAGCATTCCCAGATGTAGCAAAAAACTAACGGCCCAAGCCTATCGCCAGTTCCTCTGCGAATGGAGCTGGCGAACTGGAAAGGGCCAAACGGAATTAGAAGAGACTACGTTTGACTGGGAGCGTAGAGAATTGATGGAATGGCGTGATTTAGAATTTAAACAAAAGGATAAAACGGACCACCGATTGGCTTTTTTAATAAGTACTTTGACTAGCAACTTCCGAATGGTTGCGGAATCGAATGGCGCAAAGGTGCGCGGCGGCTCCGTCAATACTGAAAAATTATATATCCCGTGGGGCAAGGCCCAAGGAAGTTTAATGGATCAGGAAGCGGCAAAAGGCTTATTTAATACAATCAAAGCTCTGGCTGGAAAATAAATTATGAATACAGAAGTTCTGAGTCTTGGGATTGAAACTGGAGGCATGCTGTCTGGCTTGAAAAAGTCCGGGGCCGCGACCAAGAAATTTGGCTCTACATTTCAATCCACAATGAAACGGAACTCGCTTGCGACAGCCAAGCTAGGAGCTCAACTAACCGCTCTTAGCTTGCCTGCCCTTTTGTTTGCTAAGAAGTCAATCGGAGGCTTCATAGAATTTGATAAAGCAATTGTAAATTCTCAGTCGATTATGTCTGGTGTAACTGATGAAATTGACAAAAAAATGAGGGCCGCGGCCCGGTCAATATCAACTACGCTCCCCGTTTCAGCAGCGCTTGCTGCCGGGAGTTTCTATTTCCTTGCGTCGGCAGGTTTGAACGCTGAACAGAGTATAGCCGCCCTTTCTACGGTGGCCAGATTCTCTGTTGCTGGTATGTTCGACATGGCCAAAGCAACAGACCTCTTAACTGACGCGCAAGTTGCATTGGGCATGTCCTCGCTGGACCCGGCAACCAACCTCGCTAACATGGCGAGAGTTGCGGACATAGCGGCACGGTCAAGTCAGCTATCAAACGATACAATTCAAGGCTTTTCAGAGATGTTGACGGCTGATGCCGCGTCATCCATGAAATCGTACAACATTGGGTTAGAGAATGGCGTTTCAGTCCTCACAGCATACGCCGCCGCCGGGAAAAAAGCTTCAGAAGCCGGAAACCTTTTTGGCCGAATGACTCGACTCTTAGCGGGAGCTGCAATTGATAATGCTGACGCTTTTGAGGAAATGAAAATAAAGGTGTTCGATGGACAGGGCAATTTCAAGAATTTCTCAGACATCATAGGGGACTTAGAACGTGCACTGGAAGGGATGGGAGCGAAACAAACGACTATTGCATTGAAACAGCTAGGGTTCAGCAAGCTTACTCAAAAATCCATCCTGCCTTTGATTGGTCTATCGGAGGCCATGGCTGGGTTCAGGACTGAGCTTGAAAATTCTGAAGGCGCACTTAAAACGGTTACAGATAAACAATTGAAATCCTTCTCAGCCCAAATCCAGATTGCAAAAAACCTTTTCCAGAATTTTGCCGACTCAATAGCGGAAGCAAATTCAGGGCCCATGGCCAAGGTGGTTTCAGTGGTGCAGGGCATCCTTAAAAGTTTTCAAGACCTTTCCCCCCGGACTAAAACGATCATTGCATCCGTCATCGCTCTGGCAGCCGTTATGGGGCCTCTGTTAATTGCAATCGCAGGAGTTCAGCTGGGCTTTGGAATCCTAGCAGGAGCTGTGGGTGCACTTTTTTCTCCCGTCCTAATCTTGGTTGGCTTATTCATAGGGCTTGGAATTGTAGTTTACAAAATGTGGGACCAAATTAAACCAACTTGGGATGCGATGATTGAGTACATTACCGGGCCTCTCACATTTGTTTGGTTGGGCCTTAAATATACAGTTGAAGATATTGCAGGCCGCCTGAAATTTTTGTTCACAGATTATGTCGGCCCGTCGCTCGTATCTGCCTTTAAATTTATCGCAAAAGGTATCATGTCTATGGGCGATATTTTCAACATCGTTATTGGCGGTGTGATGGTCCTCTTCCACTCATTCAAAATGGTCGTTGTCGCCATTGTGGAATCTGTAGCTTGGTACATTGAAACGCTCGCGAAAGTATGGCACGCATATTGGACCGGGATGCAAGGCGTTGTTAAAGGCGTTGCAACCGGGGTCTTGTATTTAGCTGAAGGGATTATGAAGTCATTGAACTGGCTCATCCAAGAACTCTCGGACCTCATTGCGAAGGTTCCGGAATGGGTTCCAGGAACTGAAAAGGTCAGGGCATTCTCGGACGCTGTATCTGGTGGGATGCAAGGGGCCACGGATAAAGTTGAAGGTCTTAGAAAGGCATTGGGAAAGGACGCGATTGATACATTCAAAGATGCGGGCGCTGAATTTTCAAATGCATTCGGCAAAGCTGATTTTTCGCAGACAAAAGCAGAGATGGAAAAGATAAAAGAGAATGCGGACAAAATGGGCTCAGCGGCATTCAATATAAGCGAAACATTCACAACGGAATTTAAACTTGATATTCCCGTTATAAAGCCTGAAGTGGATGCATCCAAAGTAAAGGATGGAATCAAGGATGCGATAGAAGATGGGGCGGGCGCGGCCACTCCTGAATCCAATCTTACGGGGCTCAATCGAAATGCCGCATCATTAGCAATCGCAGGAAGCGCGGCGGCATTTGAGGCTGAGATCCGAACAGGAAATTCTGACAGTGAAGTTGAAAAGAATACTAAAAAGACTGCTGATGAATTAGCAAGACAAACTAAGATGATGGAGAAGGCAAGCCGCGCCAAAAATGACATCAGCCTTGTAACCGGAGAAGCCACGTGAGCGCAAATTTATTAAGCTACAAAATCAATCATGCCGGGGTGTCGGGAGAGTTGACTGCAGAAGCCAATTCAAGGACTATTGTTTACACCTTCGTGTATTCAGAACCTGTGATGAATTCAGAAGTTGTTTTGGGCAATCCGAATGTGCCTTCAATAGGTGAAAAATATCCTTGGAATAGTTCTCTGTTTGCAGAGTCCATTTCCACTCAGCAAGGCAATTCAGGATTGACTTGGGAAGTTTCCGTGAATTATAGTCCAGATGTAAGTGAGGTTCTGGAGGGCAGAGCTTATGCTGTAGAGCATCGTTCAATAATCCGGGAAGTCGGCACCCAGACAGCTTTTGGTAAAACTAAATTCATTGGCAGCAGCGGAACGGATCTTGCATCAGTCCCGGAAGTGAGTGAAGTGGACGACATCCCTATTCAAAATTCAGCTGGCGACTTGCTGATTGGAATGACGAAAGTTGAAAACAATTTGTTAATCGAATGGTGGCAGCTGGCCCCAAAGTCTTTGGAAAGCAAAATTGAATCCGGGACGCTCTTTCAAAGCATCGGGACTACGAATGATGCAGTTGAAAATATACTCGGCACCACGTATAATCAATGGGCTGTAATCATTCGCGATATTCGCACGGCACCATACTTCTACCGGGATCCTGATTCACTTAAAACAACGCGCAGATATAAAATAACTTGGACCATTGAAATACAGCAAGGTTTTTACGGCATCAAAGTTCTGGACCAAGGCTTGAATGCGCGGCTCGCAAAAGACCCAAGCGCGGAAGTTGAAGAGGGAGNNNNCCCGGTGCTGGTGAAGCGTGCAATCCTTTCNAGTGATGTAAATGCTGATGTAACTTTTAATAGTGCTGACGACAAAGAAGTCCGAGAGGACATAAAATTGGATGGCGAGGGACTGATATTGGCTGATGACTTGCCTCCGGTTTATTTTGCTTATCAGACAAACAAGCCAACAAGTTTCGGTCAACTATCCCTAGCCACGCGCCGGGGTG